CATATGACAGATACTTAATGGATTTTCATAGATACTTTGATTGCATCAAGGATAAGAGAATAAAAAGTGTAGACGAATGCGAACTTGAAACTTTCATACGAAATAGCATCCATGATTTCAATATGACTTCTAAGGCATTCTCAAACTTCCGGACGCTTATCTATGGAATCTTTAAGTATGCCAAGCGGAAGAAGTATGTCAAGTTTTCCATTACATACACGCTGAAAGACATGGACATATCGCCAAAAGCGTTTAAGCACGTAGTCCGGCAGGCAAAAGACCAAGTATATATGCCGGATGAAAAGGAACGCATGGAGATGTACTTAAGGAATCACTTGGATATTGTGAATCTTGGATTGCTATTCATGTTTAAGACAGGAGTCCGTGTCGGAGAATTGTCGGCATTAAAGCGGAAAGATGTTGAAAATTACACGGTTGCTATCAATTCTACAGAGACACGTTATCGGGATGATGATGGTTTTCACTATGAGGTCAAAGATTTTCCAAAATCAGAAGCCGGATTGCGATTCGCAATATTGCCAGACAGGTACAAATGGATTCTTGATGAAGTACGAAAGAGAAATCCCTTCGGGGAATATCTATTTGAGAGAGAAGGAGAACGTTTGAAATCCTACAACTTTCGTGAACGTTTGCGGTATATCTGCGAACATGAACTGCGAATGAAAGTGAAATCTCCACACAAAATCCGAAAGACATATGGAAGTATCTTGCTTGACGGAAAAGTAAAAGAGTCCACAATCCTTGATACTATGGGGCATACAGACATTAGTTGCACAAAAGATCATTATTATTTTGATCGTACCGGAATTGAGGAAAAGAGACAGGAACTTGACTTAATCGAAGCATTATGAGTCCCTAGTACTCAAAAGTACTCAAAGAAAAATTGAAAGAATGGCTATTTTAAGCCATTTCAAGGCAATTACTTTAGGGTTCGATTCCCGTACGGACTGTTTTACAAGTCGCATAAACACTGTGTTTGCGGCGTCTTAAAAAAATTGGTACTCAAAATAGTACTCAAAAACTGAACACAAAAGAAAGGAGTCTGCACAAGTGCTTTAGATTCTTTTCTGAAAATGGTAGACTTGGAACGCTGTGGCGTTCTTTTTTTATGCGGTTTTTCTGCTTATTTTTTGCGGAAGAACCGTATTTTTTTATGCAAAAATATAAGCATAGGAGGGATGCGGAATGTTATTTACAGATGAAATTCTTGAAAAAATCTTAACAAGAGAAGATGTGTCAAAGGTTCCGCTTGTGTATCAG